GGTGTTTACGCCAGATAGCAAGCCTTCAGTGACAATAGCACCAATCGCATTGCTGGCAAGGGTCTGCGCTAGAAGCCCAACGGTCTTGCTTGAAGTTGCTTCTGCATCTGCATCAGCGAGAGAGAACAAAGCATTAGTGCCGTTAGCGCCGGAGATATAGACAACTGAACCCTTCGCCGCAGAAGCGCCAGTGTCGTTCTTCGCAATCTGGGTTGTGCGCGAAGATGATGAGTAGGCAAGTGCGGTCCATGCGCTGGTGCCATTACCAAACTTAAAGAGGTCAGTATCAGTCTCAAGGCCCATCTCCCCAGCAGCGAGTGTCGGGTTGGTTGAAGTCCAGTTGGCCGCTGTGTCGCGGCGTACTTTAATTACAGTCTGCACAGGCATTAGGCCGTACCTCCATCAATGAATGAGACATAAGTTGGGTCGAATCCAATTGTTGAACCGACATAAGTAATAGGCAGTGTTCCGCTTAGGTCACCTAGGTTTCCAGGAATACCCTGCTCGCCCTGCGGGCCCTGAGGTCCGACCTCACCTTGTGGACCAGTAGCACCCTGAATAGCAAGTGGGTACCAGTGGGTTGCGGTAAGGGTTGGCTCTTCACCGACTGTTGGGTTACCAGAGGCGAACCATGAAGTACCATCGTAGAACACAGCATCGTTGTTTACGTAGTCAGTAGTATTAGACCACTCGCCCTGCCAAGTAATACCAGTTGCACCAGTTGGACCAATAGGTCCGGTTGGACCCTGAATGCCGCGAGGAAGCACGAAGTCAATTGTCTGGTTTGGCGAGTCACCAGTGATTGTAACCTCGGCATCGCTACCAGGAGCGCTTGCAGTTACAGTTCCAACGGTAAGAGTATTTGGGTCACCTTGAATACCTTGGATTCCCTGAGGGATTACAAAATCAATGGTCTGGTTAGGTGCAGTTCCAGTAATGGTAACTTCAGCATCCGAACTTGCAGCACCAGTAGTTACTTCACCAACCGTGAGGGTATTTGCTGGACCAGTGGCACCAGTATTACCGCGGGGGATGGTCAGGTTTAGTGTCTGTGTCGGAGTTGTTCCAGTAACGGTTGCAGAAGCAGATGAGCCAGCAGCGCCAGTAGTCACAGTACCAATGTTCAGCACATTTGGAGCGCCCTTTGGGATTCCAAAGTTGATAACCTGGTCTGGAGACACTCCAGTAATTTCAACTGTAGGGCCCTCAGTTGACTCAAGCTGCTCTACGGTGCCCACTGTAAGTTCATTTGCCGGACCAGTTGGGCCAACTAGGTAGTAAGTTCCATTTGCGTCAGTAACCGGCATGGCGGTGGTTAGGTCGACGGTGGTCCCCTGCGGAAGTTCAAAGCTGAAGTCTGGGATACCGCGAGTGGGGGTGCCGTCAGCGTCGGTTAGACGGAATGTGACCTTCCAAGTCCAGTCAACTGGGTTGTTTTGAGCGTCGTCAGTTGCAACTAGGCGAACACCGCGAGTTCCGGTGTAGCCAAGGATGTAACCCTCTGAGTCAAGGTCGCATGAAATGGTCGCAGGAAGAATAGTTACAGGTGCAGGAGATGCGCTGACATTCTTTACATAGTTTGGGGATGGCGTAAATAGAACTGAGCCTTTTGCAGGCATGCCATCTGGATATAGATCGCTGTCATTGCTATCAGAGTACGCTAGAAGAAAGCGTCCGGTAACTGTACCGTAGCCTACGTTTGATGGGAGTTCATTAGCCATTGTAACTCTATTCTACCATAACTAGGCGGTTCCGCCATCAATTATAGTTCCGTCGAATGTGCCAGTTTCGCCCTGCGGACCAGTAGCACCAGTATCGCCCTTATCGCCCTTTAGGCCTTGAATGCCCTGAGCTCCAGTAGCACCTGTTGCGCCCGTTGCACCTTGGAGCGCCAATGGCATCCAATGAGTAGCGCCGATTTCAGGCACTTCCCCAACTGTTGGATTTCCAGCCGCAAACCACGATGAATTGTTGTAATAAACTGCATCATCGTCAACATAATCAGTTGAACTTGACCAGACTCCTTGCCAGTTTAGTCCAGTTGCTCCAGTCGCTCCGACCGCACCAGTCGCTCCAGTCGGTCCTGCAGGTCCAGTTTCTCCTTGGGGCCCAGGTACAGTAGAGTCGGCACCAGCTGGCCCAACAATACCACCGTACGGAAGATCAAGGTAATTATCAATACCATTACCTACTTTAAACTGAGACGTGTCAGTCTCTAGCACCATTTCACGGATGGCGATGATAGGGTTAGCGGAGGTCCACTCAGCTAGTGTGCCGCCTCTAAGTTGAATTTGAACTGCCATTAAATAATCACGCTTCCGCCATCAATGCTAGGAATACCGCCATAAATACTTGTTGGGGCTCCACCGTCTATATTACCGTATGGAGCACCTGCTGGACCTACCAGCGTTGCGAGCCATTCCTGCTCAGTTCCAGTAAAACCATTAAGTTGTGCAACTTGATACGCCGATAGGCCGGTAAGGCCCTGATTGCCAGTATCACCCGTGTTACCTTTAGCGCCTTGAGGACCAGTAGGCCCCATAGGACCTGTAGCACCGTCAGCACCGTTAGCCCCATCGCTTCCAGCAGGTCCTTGAGATCCCACCGCACCTGTCGCGCCCTGTATTCCCTGTATGCCTTGCGAGCCGGTATCGCCCTTAGGTCCTTGCTCACCCTGAGCTCCAGTAGGTCCAGTAGCCCCAGTCGGACCAGTTGCACCTGTAGCGCCTTGAATTCCTTGAGGTCCCTGAGGTCCCGTCGCGCCAGTGTCACCCTTTGGGCCTTGCGGTCCAACATCACCCTGAGGCCCTGTAGGGCCCGTAGGGCCAGTTTCCCCTTGTACACCTTGTTCTCCTTGCGGACCCTGCGGCCCATCCTCTCCTTGAGCCCCCTGAGGGCCCTGGACACCAATTGAGCCACGCCCACCAGTGCCACCAGTCTTCTTGTCGAGCTTCTTGAGCTCGCGTTCGACCGCATCTCCCCAGTCAGCAGACTGAGTAGGTAAATTATGGTCTGGAAGAATAATCATTATGCTCTATTATACCGCATAAAAGAAACTCGCCCCGGAGCAAAAGCTCAACAGGGCGAGAATCATTCACGAAGGAGGAACGTGATGTATCTATTATAGCAGGTTAGCGCTTTCTAGACTTCTTGTGTGACTTTTCGTTCTTCTCTTTACGCTTGCTGCGTTCTTTGTGTTTCTTACGTGCCTTTGCCATTATTACCTTTCCTAAAAGAAAACCCCCACCCGATGCGGGTAGGGGTTCTCATGGTTTGTGCGGAAGCTATTAGCTGCCTGCACCGGTTGATGCAATGGTACCAGTTGGTAGCAAGAAGCCACCGGTTGCGATGTGACGAATACGCATCTCGAAGTCGTCGTTGTCGAACGAACCTTCGCGAGCAGGTACTGCACCGCCGCCTAGGTACAAGCCACCGTTTGCCTTGACGCGAAGCTCAGGAGTCTCGTGTCCGCGTAGGAAGCCAAGTACTAGACCTGGGTTTAGGGTGTCTGAAGGAACTGGAAGTAGGAACCAGAACTTGTCAGCAGCCGAGTTGTTGTAGATCTTCTTAATCCAAGGGTTTACAACGATCTGGATCGAAGAAGCGATTGGGTTACCTGCAACAACAGAAGTAACGGTGTCGCCAGAGGTGACCTCGGTACGAACCTGCTGCACAGCAAGGATCTTCTTAGCAGTTAGCTCAAGCGCCTGTGGGACAACTAGAACGAAGCGGCTAAGTGGGGTGATTGAGTTACCGTTGTAGGTCTGAACGTTAGCAGCGGTGATTGCTGCCTCTAGAGACTCAAGGGTTAGCTCTGGGTTGCCAGTCAGGCGGTTCTGGTTGGCGGTCTTGAAGTTAGCAGTGTTTAGACCTGAAGAGGTAACTAGCTGCTTGGTAACTTCCTCATCTTCCTTGCCAGCTGCCTTGCGAGCAAGCTCGAGAGGTAGACGCTCAAGGATTGAGATGTTGCCGTCGTTGATGATTGATTCCCATGAGAAGCGGATACGTGAACCGGCCTTCTTCACTGCGAACTCAGCCTCAGAGAATGAGAACCAGCCAGCAGTTGGGTACTCGTCGTACTCGCCAACGGTAGGTAGTGAGCCAGCACGGAACTTGTCGCCCTCGTTGTCAAGACCGTCGTCTTCGTAAGCAAGGTTCATGTACTGGGTTGGACGGAAGTCATCAACAACTAGGCGTGAGGCAAACATGTCCCAAACCTTAGGCTGTTCTGCATAGTTTGCAAGCATGATCTTGTTGATGGTTGGCGCAAGCTGAACTGGCAGGTCAGAGGTAGAAATACCTTCCTGTAGCTTTAGCTTGTCCATGCGGTCACCGCGGATAGCACCTTCGAGGAGCTTAGCGGCTTCGACCTGGCGTGAAGTAATGTTTTCAGTCATTTTCTACCGTCCCTTAGTTCTGCTGCAAACGGACTACGACGTAGCCAGTTCCAGCCTTGATAGCGTGACCGATCAGCTTGTTGCTGGTAGCGGTGGTGGTAACTGCGCCAGCTGAGCTAACGTATACCTTTGCGCCAACAGAAACGGTGTCTGCAGTCTCTAGTTTAAATGCGCCAGTAAGCTTTAGAGTGGCGTAGTAGTTGCCATCTTCCTTTAGCTTAGCGTCGTGTTCAGCAATACCAACTACCTGTCCAACCTGAACCAAGTCGCCCGATACAACGGTGCTTGCTACAGGGAACGATAGGCTGTTAGCTACTGCATAGATCTCGTTAAGAGCCATGATGTGCCTTTCCTTAGTTCTTGCCAGTTAGACGAGCGATTACTGAATCGTAGTCATCGTTACTAGCGGTGGTTGCGGCCTTGTTAGCCTCGTGGACAACGCCAACAACCTCAGCAGTAGCTGGAGCGGTTGCCTTGATGCTCTCGCGAATTGAGTCAGCGTATGCCTTCTCAGACTCGATTAGCTCATCAACGGTCTTGGTGTTGGTTTCTAGTTTCAGGGCCTCAGCTACGCGGGTAAGCGCAATCTTTGGTAGACCTGACTCGTTGAACTTCTCAGCAACTTCAACTGGGTCGATTGCTACCTCGTCGGCAGCCTCGTCTTCAGTCTTCTCGTCGTCAGCAGGAGTAGCTGCCTCAACAAGAGCCATTACTGACTCCTTAAGAGGGCTGAGTGCCTCAACAAGGGTGTTCTTCAACTCAGCAACAGCTGAGTCAAACTCTTCCTTAGTAATAGACATTCTATTTCCTTCCATAGAAGATTCGGTTACGATTGTAACTTCATCTTTGATTTTGTAGCTTTCGAGCAGCGAAACAAACTTACCGCCCGCTCCTGCTACGGTTACCACATCAACGCTCGTCATTGGATCATTATCCGATAGCGATTCGACGATAGGACCTTCTCGCCCCTCAGCTTCGCCAATCTTGACGGAGCCAGTTGCACGAATTGATAGACCCACATCTCCAGCCATCTCGCGGATGATTGGCGCATAGTGTGAGTAAAATTCGACTTCTGCGAATAGACCATTCTCCTGGAATACTGCATCTGAAGTTAGCTTTCCAGCCAACTGGTGAACATCGCGCTCTGGGCGGTCAGATTCCTCAGATGCACCTGGGTGGTTCATGTATACCTTGGTTCCAGCCTTAAAGGTGCGAGGACCGAACTCAGCAAGCATGTCAGCAGCGTAGTAGCCTGAGCTACCCCAGCCAGCCTCGATAACCTTGATGCGCCACTTATTGCCCTTGCCAGAAGGTGCTGAAAACGCTAGGTTTTCGCTTAGCTGCACAGTCATAGATACTCCATAGGTATTAATAATTCTATAAGTAATGATACCACATTAGTTAGTTGTAGGAGTGTTGTCCATGTTCCGCAGATCATTTGAGTTATCCTGCATTGAACCTACAGCGCCAGAGTTGCCCTGTGATGGCACAGCAGAGCCGGCGTCATTAGTGTTTGAGGTATCTTGGATGCTATCCTCTGGCGACTCATAGCGCATCGCGATAACGTCAAGTTCATCTAGAACTGCGTTACGGAACTCGTCTGGCCAGATGGCGTTTGCTTCCTTAGCTAGTGCCAATGACTGAAGCTGGCGGAAGCTTGACTCGGTTTCCATCTTAGGCCACTTGATAGTTGCCTTGTTGTCGCCAAAGAAAACCATAACTCGCTTTAGGTAGTTCTCCCAAAGCTTCTGGCGGGCCTGCATGGCCTTAGTGGTCGGTACGTCTAGAGTCTGTGCGACACCATATGCACCGGAAGTTCCTGGGTCGCTCATAAGAGCAATCACAGAAACCTCCAGCGCACTGGCTACCATGGCAGCTAGCGGCTTTCCATTTCCAAGGTCTACAGAGTTACTTGTGCGAGGTAGAGCTGAAAGCTCCATGTCAGCACCCATAATTGCGGTTGAGCCGGAACTGCTTGGTGTAGCAATTGTAGCAGCTGCTGCCTGTGCGCCAGTTCGAGTCTTCGACTTAAGCTGCCAAGCAAACATGCTAAGAGCCTTCAGGATGCGTGAGCCGTCCTTCAAATACTCGTTGTAAGCATGAGCCCAAGGATACGCTGCAAAGCTGTCAGGAACGCCCCAGACGGCTCCTGAGCGCTTGTTTACGATGAACGGGAAGATAGTCTTGTTGTAGTTGACCGGCTGCTTCTGAATGAAATCTACACGTGCAGTAACTGCCAGCGTGTCGATTGGATACCACTCGTTCTTAGCCTCATCCTGGCCATCAATGTTCTTGCGAGTCCATGAACGGCGAATGTAACGGACGGTTTCAACATCGTCAGGGTCAGTAACCCAGCCAGTAATCTCATTAAAAGGAATTCTTTGAAGCTTTTTGGTCGCATTATCGCCCAGAATAAAGAACTGGCCAGAGGCAAAGTTTGAGCGCTCGTTGACGCACATAGCATCATTGGAGAACAAGGCGGCCTGGTTCTGGGGGTCGTCAATTAGTGCCTGGACACGCTTAGAAGAAACATTCTGAATATCTACGCCACGGCCAAAGATATAGCTTGTGCGGAGGCCTAAACCACGCTTTAGAAGCGGATTGCCGTCAGTTTTCTCAATAAGACGCTCAGAAAGTGAGTGAAGTGCCTCAAGAGTGAAAGAGTTGCTGTGAGGGTTTTCAAGCCCCAAAAGCGACCAACCGTCATCCTCAATGCTCAGCATAACCTCAGCCATGCGGTTGTAAGATTCGCGGAGATCCTGAAGCTCTGCTTCACCGTCAAAAAAACTGTCAAAATTGCTCAAAATATCTCCAAAAAGTTAAAATATACTATAATTCTACCATGTCCAGTCCGCGTAAAACGGAAACTTAACATCAAGTTCGTTAGCGTCCATATACATACGGTCTCCAGGCTTAGAATTAGCATAAGGTGAACCCATGAGGCGAGACATGTCCAAAGATGCGTACATGGCCGCATCCAAGCGGTCAGGAGACTTCATGCCCCTAGAACGCATGTCGTCCTTAGATTCAATCTGAATTGACCCCTTTGTAGAGAACTTGTACTTAATCGACATCATCTCATCGATAAGGTCCTTGTCCATCATATCGATGTCCAAATTGCCCATAATCATCCGCTCACGCATCGAATCATAACCCGCCGCACGAGCATTGAGCCATCTCGTATTATCAGGGCTAGCAGCAGAACCAATAATGCTAATGACCACATAGGAATCGCCGCACATATTAGCAAGCATATCAACAATTGGCGCACCCAAACCAGTACCATCGACGCGAACCTCTCTAGCTCCAAAAGCAATAGCAGTCTCATGGATACGGTTAGCCGACTCAACAGCATTAGCCTTACTCCACGTAATGTGATGACGCAAACGGCCACCCCTGCAGGTATAAATTACAGAATCGTCATCACCAAAGCGGGCAACGTCAACGCCCAGCACAACTGGGATGTCCATATCCTCAACAACGTCCAGATCAATAGCAGAATCGATAGCAGTCTGGCTAAAGAACGTAGTATCGTCTTCCTCTGGAAACTCAGCCAAAATCTTAGACTTATAACGTGCGGAATCAACACCCCAAGCAACCTTCTGACGCTCAACCCAGCCCGGCTGAATCAAAAGCGGCTTCAGCTCCTCTGGAATGTCCTCGCCGGTAAAGTTCGGCGTATCAAACGCAGAAACCTTAATCTTATTCCAAGTCTCATCCTCGCGGAAGATACGGTGGAATTCGGTTCCTCTGCGGTCTGGGTTGCCAATAGCAAGTACTCGCGAGTCAGCAGTAGTCGTAACCGCTTCAGCAGCCGTGTACAAGTCCTGAGGGATACCACCAGCCTCATCGAGAACCACCATCACAAAACGACGGTGGATACCCTGGAAGGCAGAAACAATGTCAGTGTCGGCAGGTCGGCGGCCAAAGCCAATTAGTGTGCCGTACTCGTCGTCGAGCTTCCACTCCTCCGACTGATTAATGTGCCCAGGTAGCGCAAAGCCACGAATCGCCGCAGCCTTATGGTTATCCTTAAGCTCACGGAAAAGCACACGAGCAATCTGAGGGTACGTCGGAGCCGACGCAATAAGCGCAACCTCATATGGGTCATGCACAGAAACCCACCAGGCACCGGCCATGCCTGCAATAGCGGACTTACCCATACCGTTACAGCTAACCACAGCGGTGTGCGTATTATCTACAAGGCTTTCGAGAACCTCACGCTGCTTAGACCAAACATGCTTACCCAGCACATCATGCACCCAGGCGGCAGGGTCAGTTAAATAAAGAGAGTTCTTAGACCGCTGCTGCAGATCCTTAATAACCCCATCAATGACATTATCAATCAAAAGATTGCGTCTCCTCTTGCAGTTCGCTCTTGGCTCTCATCAAGCCCTCAGCAACCAAAGCGTCAAGAGTCGTAGAGTCAACGTCAGGATACTGCTCCTGCAGCGACTTCTTAGCAAATGTCAGGGCCGCGTCCATAGCACGAAGTAAGACACCCTGCTGGTACTGGGACAGCTTAAGCACCTGGTCATCTAGCTGTGTCTTCTGAGAATCCAGACGCTTACCAATAAGCTCCAAAGTCTTCAAAAGCAGACGTGCAGACTCAGGGTCTTTCAACTGGAACGCAGCCTCAGTCAGCGAATCCTTCAACTCATTAAGCTGATACAGCAAAAGCTGACGCTGCTCAACCTCGGTCCAAACATCGCGACGGGCCATCAAGTCCTTGACATGCTGCACAGCCTGAGCAGCAGGGATGCCGGTAGAGCGCTCCAGCTCCTGACCAGACTTGCCAGAGGCGGCTAGGCGGATAAGGCTCTCGTCAAGAAGATTAAGGGCGCGGCTCATCCGTCAACTCCCTACGCAACTCAATGAACGAAGTCTCAAGATCCTTCACTGCCTCAAAAACCAAATACAGCATATCAGCTAGCTGCTCGGCGTTAACCGGGGTAGCGGAATCCTCAACCTTCGGGGTAGGATCATCAACAATAGAGCCCATTCAAAAACCTCCAAAAATATGCGCGAAATTTTTTGCGCAATCCATTTTACCATGTAAACATGTTTTATAAGATTTCTTTCAAAAGTATTCTGATTCGAGCGTGGTGGGAGAGAGGGTACATTTATATATATTTGTCTAATAAAATGATTTCTTTCATTCATTCTCATACTCCTCAAAACCCGGGCTCCCCCGGCAAAAAAAACCCCAGAGCCGAGGGGAGCGACTCTGGGGCTGTTCTTTTTTCGGTTAGTTACCGAGTGGCTTGAATGTCACAACGAAGTTCTGCTCGCCATAATTGGCTGAACTCTGGACACCCAACTGGGCTTCAACGACTAGACCAATCAACGACTCTGGTGAGTTGACTAGCTCGTTGTTGGTGATGGCTAGAGAGTCCACCAACGCCTTGCGCGACATTCGCAGCCAGTCACGCTCCTTGCGAGCATCTTCTGACTTGTCGACTGGTGCAGACCATAGGGGAATCTGCTTCCAGACCTTACGTGAGTCCGAGTGAGCGAGCGTTAGGTTCAACGCTGGCTTACCTTCGTGCTTGCCAGACTTTACGGTTACCAACTCAACATCCACAATCTCCATTGTGTACTGACCCGGCTCCTTTGGACCGAAGTAAGCGTCGTCGAGTACTGCGTCGTCTGGTACTGATACTGCTACTGGTGATACTGATTTTACTTTCGACATCTTATGTCTACCTTTCAGGTTTTGTTACACGGGTGAAGGGAAAGTCTCCCTTCACTTGTTAAGGGACTTTCCTTCACCACCCCGTACCAACCACGATGGTTGGACCGGCTGGTTTTTGAGCGAGTCCTCGTACAGCATCTTCATAACGCCGTACACGAACACACCCAAACTTACAATGGTTAGCCAACTAACTAACGGACCCATCTTAAACTCCCTAGACTTACCCAATACTTCTTTTCTCCGGCAGCGATTAGCGCCTTCTTCGCATCGAGCGTGAACACGACGATTCTAAACATCTGACCGTATGTCCGGTCATCTCCTGCGAACTGCACAAGAGAGCCGATGTCTAGATTCCACCCGTTGTAATCCTTGTACGGGTACATCTCGTAAGCGACTTCCTCGTCGCTCATTTCCACAGAGTCAATCACGGTTGGCTCCATTCCAGTTGATTAGCCTTTCTTCAAGCTCGATTAGTGCGTTGCTTGCCTCTAGGTACTCGTTGTATAGCTCTTCTGGTACCTCTAGATCTGTGTCTAGGTGCACTGTCTGGACCCTACAGAACACTGGCACTGAATCGTGCCAATCTCTGTAGATACGGACTGTTTTTGAACTGGACATTATGTCCACCTTCCTGTTTGGTATACAGGGGCAACTCTTTTGCCCTTGCAAGATTCATCGTAAAGAGTTGCCCCACCACTAACCTACAAATCCTATCTCTACCACACCTCTTGATTCTACTTACGGCTTGTCTGGTTTTCTGGGGCGAATTTGACCCCAAATCTCCCCCTATATAGGAGATATATAGACCCTAAAAACCCGGGGGTTTTACAGTTCCCAGTCGGATGTATCTTCTCCGTTTAGCACAGAGATGACGTATGGGAACTTATCCCTATCTGATAGCACAGCCACCGTTTCCCATTGTGCATCTGTTAGTTCGTCGTATTCAAACTCCACAACTTCATCCGAGCCGTAGTTGCCATCTGCTGTTACGTATGCCATTATCCTACCTCTTCCCATATTGTCTTGCCGTCTAGAAACTCAACAGCATCATCGTCGACATCAATGAAGTCCGGGAACTCGTAATTGCTTACTGTTCTTTGGATATCATCTGTTTCAACGATGAATCTTGTTTGTACTTCAATTACATACTTTGCCATTAGAACGTCTCCTCATCTCTTGGTGTATAACGGACATATACTGTCCATAACTGCTTGCCTGGGTCTTCTGCTGTTAGGTTGTTGCCTCCTGTTACTTGAACTTCTACGTCTTTGTACTTCGTTGTAACTCGATACGCAGAACCTGAATTGACTACCTTCACTGGGAACTCAGCCCACTTGTTAGGGTGCTTATATAACTCCTCAATAAACTCGCTCCATGGGTACTTTTCTTTGCGCCCACGCTTCTCAGCAATCTCATCTTCTGTAACGAACTTGATTTCCATGTTTTTCTTTCTTTTAAAAACGAGCCCCGCAGGGGTGAGCGGAGGGGTGCGAAGCACCCACTCCGTTCTATCCTTTAGTCAATACGGTTGTGAGTCTGAACCTTAACCAAGTTAGTGTCTGATTTGCTTCCGAAGATTACATCTCCTGGGTTCTCGTTCTGGATAAAGAACTCAAACTTACCTAGCACATCAATTACATCGTTCAGGTCTTGAACCTTCTTGAAGTCCTTAAGTGTCGCTCCGCGCTTTGCAGTCTCTACAAGTCCGCGAACTAGCCAAGCCCAGAATGTAATCTTGTTTGCGTTCAAG